CGGCGAGCCTACCAACGGTGCGTAACCTGCCGGGTGCTTTGAGATTTACGGAGGAGAGCACTCATGGCAAACGGAGGCAAGGACAACGGGCGGTTCAGGACCGCCACGCTGGTGAACTGGCACCTGCTGCCGGAGGTCGAGCTCACACCGGGCGGATTTGCCAAGATGCAGGCGGCCCCATGGCCGGAGGGCGTGGATACCATGGTGCGGTTTAAGGACGCACTCAGCTGCGACTTCCGGGAAGCGCAAGGCCTGCACTTTTACAGTGACGATTACCAGTTTGAACGGATCTGGACAAAGCCGGAGGTGTACCTGGAACTGCTGGAGCAATTCGCCTTTGTGGTCGAGCCGGACTTCTCCATGTACCTGGATTTCCCGGAGCCACTCCAGAAATGGAACCACTACCGCAACCAGCTGCTGGGGGCCTGGTGGCAGGCACGCGGGCTGAACGTGATCCCCAGTGCCAGCTGGGCAGACAAGGCAAGCTTTGCCTGGACCTTTGAGGGACTGCCGGAGCACAGCACCGTGGCAATCAGCACGGTAGGCTGCGTCAAGGGCCGGGAGCTGTACAGTTACTTCATGGATGGCGTACGCGAGCTTTTCCGCCAAAAGCAGCCCACCGGCCTGCTGGTGTACGGCAAGCTCACCCCAGACATTGAAAAGGCCTGCCAGGACGCCGGCATCCATTACAAGAACTTCCCGCACACGATGATGGGCGCACGGTTCCTGACCAAACAGTACGCCGGGAAGCTGGCGCAGGCCGATAAAAACAGACGTAACTGTGCGCAAGATTGACTTGTCCGCCGGAACGTGGTATAGTGAAGCCAGTCTGGTGAACCCGCAGCGGTTCCCAAAGAAAGCGAAGTGAAGCACATGGCAAAAATCAGCGTCCTGCGCGGCAGCGTAGTCTACGCCGACACCGACGCCATCGTGAACGCCGCCAACGCGCAGCT